GGTTGTCTGGTTCATGCGTTTCCTCCTTTCCGGCCAGCTCGACGCTGTCGGCTGGCGCGTCCTTTACTTCAGGCGTCGGCGCTTCGTTGCCCCACACGTCCCATCCCGGGGCGGCTTCTCGGGCAAAAAGCTCGATGCGGGGCAGGTCTCCCATCAGCTCGACGATCCTGTCGCGTATCTCGGCCGGCTTTCTGCTGTGCTGCTGGAGCGGGGAGAGGACGACGCTGCGGACGCTGCCGCTAATGCGTTTCGGCTTTCCCTTGGTCGCCAGCAGGCAGATCTCTGAGTTGCTGCGCGTCCAGTTTCCGAGCCCCATGAAGATGCCGGTGCCGTTTCTGTTCTGCTTTACCCAGTTGAAGGCGACGGTCTTGTAGCTGAAGCCCCACGCCTCGATCACGTCGAGGGCCTCGCGGAGCATGGGGAAGGTCGCCCACATGAAAAGCACGCAATCCTCGTTAGCAATACCCCCCGCAGCTCCGACGCCCATGCGCTTGATGTCCTCGATGGTCATGGTGTCGTAGTGCTTGGAGGCTGCCGCTCTGGTGCCGCGGTTCTGATAGCTCCACGGAGGATCGGCGTAGATGATGCTGTACTTCTTGTCAGGGAGTGGGATCATGGGCGTCCTCCTTTCCGAGCGTTTCCGACTCGATGCCGTGCAGGAACTTGATGAAGCCGGCCGTCGCCGGTACTTCGTAGCGGGAGAGCTCTGCGTGCGTCATGTACTTGCAGCCGTAGATCTCGGCCATATCGCGCCAGACAGGCCACGGCACGCGGTAGAAGTCCGTCAGGCTCACGGAGACGAGCACGAAGGCGATGGCGCCGAGCTTGTGATGGGCCTCGAGGTCGTCCTGCTGCTCTTGAGTGAGCCGGCGCTGCTCGATGCGCTCGTCGTCGGTGTGCTTGGCCTCGAAGTAGATGCTCCGGCCGCCCTTCAGGGTGCCGCCATAGTCCGGCTGGGCCTGCTTGGTATAGCAGGCGAGGAACTGGCCCTTGCGGTTCTTGGCGCCGAGTGGCTTCATGGGCTCCGGCGTCTTTTCGATCTTGGCGAGGCCGCGGCTGAGGTAGTAGTCGCACGAGGCCGAGATGATATTCTCGAAGTAGCCGCCGGCGACTCTGGCCTGCTTGCCGCGGATCTGCGCCATCATGTGTTTTTCGGCTGCGTATGGTGTCGGGTCGTTGTAGCCCTCCGCGTTCTTTCTCGGGTCGTACTTCGTCACGGCGTTCAGCCTCCGATCTCGATGTGGACGCCCGGATCGGAGATCAGGCGGTCGGCGAGCTCGAGGATGACGCTGCCATCCAGCTCGATGCTGATGGGGCCGTGGTCGAGGTGCTGGTTGCAGACGGCCATCGCCCTGAAGGCGGGCAGGTGCAGCGTCACGCTGCCGATGTCAGGCTTGTCCTCGGGCTCCTCGTCGGGCTTCAGCTCGCTGATGGCCTCGAAGCCGTTGCGGACGGGGATGCCGTGCGCCTTGGCGAGCTCGATCTCCGCGGCCATACCGGCCGAAGGGCGGTCAATACCGAAGGCCCACAGCTCGGAGCAGCCGAGCACCAGCTCGCTGCCGATCTTCAGGGCCAGCTCACGCTCCTCGGGGACGTTGTCGTCCATGAACTGCGTGAGATAGATGTGCGGGGTGACGGGGATGACGCCCTTCTCCACAGCCGCGCGGCTGTACTCCTTGGCGCGCTGGATGTTGTTCTCGTAGTCCCCGCGGCACGGGGAGCAGATGTAAACCTTTTTCATGTTGTTCCTCCTATCGTGAGCGCCAGCTCTGGCCGGTGAGGGTGATGCCCCTGCACATTTCCATGAGCCGGTCGATGGTGGCCCGGGCCGTCATGCTGTCGTGGCTTTCTCGCGGCGTCATGCGGTCGATCAGGGCCTCGGTGTCGTAGTTGGTGGTCACTATGGTCGGCAGGTATGCCTCATAGCGGCCGTTGATGATGTTGTAGACCGTGGAGATCGCCCACTCGGTCGGCGGCTCCTTGCCGATGTCGTCGATCACGAGGAGTGGGACGGTCTTGTAGATCTTCAGGACGTCGCTCTCGCTGCCGCCGGTCGTGGAGTAGGTGCGCTTGATGCGCTCCAGCAGGTCGATCATCGTCATGCAGATGACCGGCTTGCCTTGCGCGATCAGGTGGTTGGCGATGGCAGCGGCGAGGTGGGTCTTGCCGGTGCCCGGCGGGCCCGCGATAAACAGGCCGTTGCGGCCGGGTTCCTGACGGCCGGGCTGCGGCAGCATGGCGTCGAAGCCTTCGGCATAGCGCCGGGCGGCTGCCGCTGCTCGCTTGTTGTCGTCGGTGAGCTGGAAGGTGGAGAAGGTGCGCCGCAGGAAACGGTCGCCCATGCCTGACTCGCCGACGATGCGCTTGATGCGATCCCGCATTTTCTTCTCCTCCTCAGCCTTGGCGGCAGCGGCCTCAGCAGCTTCGCGCTCTGCCTTTGCCTTCTCATAGGCAGCCACGGCCTCGGGGCAGGTGCATCGCTCTGCTCCGTAGGGAGGCCAGAGGATGCGGTTGCCGAGTGGGATGCCCTTGTGGTAGCGCAGGGCGCCGCAGAACTCGCAGGGGACGGGCTCAGGGACTCCGGGACGGCCGGCGAGGCGCTCGTCGTTGCTCCAGATCCAGTTACCGGCGTCACTCGTCGTCGGCCGGCTTGAAGCCCTTGCCCCAGTCTCGGCCGGAGCTGTCGGGCTGTTCAGGATCTCGCTGATTTTCTGCACCTTCGTTCACCTCCTCATTGTCCCAGTAGCCGCCGTTGAGCCATGTGCTCGGGTTCGGTATGTAGCGCCCGTTCTCCCGGCGCCACTGGTCGCTCCGCTTCTGAGCGTCGACCGCCTGCATGATCCTCTCGTGGAGCTCAGCGGTGGGCTTGATCTTGTTCCACGCCTTCAGAGCGTACTGCTTGCCGGTCTTTTTCGGGTAGGCTTTCCAGAACTCGAGAAATCTGGCCTCGACGAGCGACTTCGTGCCGCCGTCACTCCCCTCGTCAGAGGGGGAAGGGGGTGTATTACCTTCTCTTGTCTTATCTTCTCTACTCTGGTCTACTCTGCCTCCGGCTTTCTTGCGGCTGTTTGCCGGTCGTCCAGCGGTCGGCGTTGGGTCGTCCGGCGAGGCGTCGGCAGACGCCGCAGCAGCGGCCCGGCGACTGCGGGAGCGCTCTTTCTCGGCTTGCCGCTGGTCGATCAGCTTGCCGGCGTACTCGTACCAGTCGTGGATCTCGAGCGTCCCGTCCTCTTTTTCGTCGATCCAGCCCGCCCGGATCAGCGTTTTCGCCAGCTTTTCGGGGTCTCCGTCCCACTGAGCGGCCCGCGAGATCATGCGCGGCGTGATGTCGACGAGGCTGCCGGTCGGGGCGTTGTCGAGGGCCCACAGCCAGAACGAGACGAGCAGCCCCATCATGTGCGGCGGCTCGACTTCGAGCTGGTCAGCAGCGTCGAACAGTTTGCGGTGATCCTTGAGTGTCTGATGCACTTGCAGCCATGCCACGGTCGTCACCTCCTTTCTGTGGTCGTTTGTTTGTGGCCTGCTTTTGGTCGTCTGCCGGTCGTCCGGCGGTCAGGTTAAAAGGGAAGGTCGCCATTGTCCTCGATCTCCGTGAAGTCGCCGGAGCCCTCAGAGTAGCTCGGATCGGCGAAGTCGCTGCCAGAGCTCTGGCCGCCGTCCTTCTTGCTGTCGCAGAAGTGGACGGAGTCGACCGTGATCTCGACGGCTTTGCGGCGGTTTCCGTCCTTGTCCTCGTAGCTGCGGCTCGTGAGCTCGCCCTCGACGAGGACGAGGCGGCCCTTGCTCAGGTACTTACAGACGAACTCGGCCTGTGCGCGCCATGCGACGCACTCGATGAAGTTGGTGATCTTCTTGCCGTCCTTGGTCTTGCGGCCGGTGTCGCTGGCGAGGGTGAAGCTGGTGATCGCCGTGCCCTGCTGCGTGTACCTGAGCTCAGGGTCGGCGGTTAGACGGCCTTGGAGGCCGGTGTGGTTATACATTAGGCGTTTCCTCCTTGCTGGTTATGCTGTGCGGCCGCGTTGTCGAGGGACGTGCAGATCTCGTCGTACTCTTGGCGAGTCAGGGCGGCCGGATCCTGCTTTTTGTACTTCTCCACGATCCGGGCGTTGGTGCGCTCCTTGGTCATTCCCGCGGCCTCTGCCTTCTTGTAGAGGCGTGCGAGCTGCGCGTCGCTCAGACGGCCGGAGCTCTGCCCCTGACGGCCCTGTGTGGCCTGCTGGCGGCCTCCAGCGCCGGATCCTTTGCCCTGCGCGCCGAAGTCACTGTTGTCGGGGTCGTCCTCGCCTTGGTCGACGGTGAACTTCTCGAAAAGGTAGTATTTCAGGGCGTAGGTGTGGGCCGCGCCCTTGGCCTTGGCGGGGTCATCGTTCCAGCCGACGGCGTGGACGGTGGCCTCGATGGTCTCGTCGTCGTTGTCGAGGTTCAGCCAGCGGATCGTCAGGTCGGCCTCGTAGAGGAACATGAGCTTGTCGCCGTTGCGGGTCTTGGTCTGCATGGTGATCCAGTAGACCGGGTCGCCGTTCTCGGCGTGGCGCGTGGCCTGCTCGCTGATGACGTCGAAGTCGACGCCGAGCTCGTTCATTATGGGGGTGATCTTCTCCCACACGTCGTAGATCTTGGCGTACTTGTAGCTGACGCCGTCGCTGTGCTGCTTCTTGACGATCTCCGGGCAGGCTTTCCGCATTTCGACGAGCTTCTGCCGGAGCGTCAGGCAGGCGGCTTCAGGAGGGACCGCAGCAGCGGCCGCCTCGGTTTTCTTGGTTTCTGCCATGTCGGTGCCTCCTTACACGTCGACCGTGAAGATGCCCGGGGTCTCGTAGACGGTGACGCCCTCCACGATCTCGCCGGTCTCGGTCAGGGTTGCGATGTCGCCGGTGTAGCTGAGCAGCTTCTTCAGATCGGCCCAGCGGGTCGACTCCTCGACCTTCACGAGCTCGCCGTAGCCGTTGGCCTTGAGCCACGGCACCAGCTTGGTCTCGTCGAGCTTGGTCTTGGTGGTGCCCTTCTTGAAGGTCAGTGTGCCGGAGAGGAGGCGGTACTTCTCCGTCGTCTTGGTCTCCTTGTGGGGGACGGTGGCGAAGAAGTCGGCCAGACAGCTCGTGAGGTACGAGGTGCCGTTCTCCATGCGCTTGCGGGCGGCGGCTACTTTCTCGTTGATGGCCGCGATCTGCTCGTCGGCCAGTGCCTTCAGGCGGTCGTACTCGCTGCGCTCGTCGGCGATCTTGCGGATGGCCCAGTCGGCACAGCGGTCGTCGGTGATGCGGAACGGGGCGCGCTCACCCTCTGCGACGGTGCCGAGGTCGACCTGCTCCAGCTCGTCCAGCGTGGCAGCAGGCAGCAGCTCGGCCTCCTGCGTGGTGGTGGCCTCTGTGTCTGCCTGCTCGGCAGCGAGGGCCGCGGTGGTCTTATCGCTCATTGTTGTGCTCCTTTCTTTCGGTGACGTTGAAGGTGAGCATCACGCCGCAGGTGACAGGGGTGACGCTCTCGAGCTCGAGGTCGCGGCCGCTGCGGAGGTGCAGGGTCTCGCCCGGCTTCATTTCGGTGATGTGTTTCATCTGGTACTCCTTTCTGCAAAGAAACGGTGCCCGCCTTCCTCGATGACGAAGATCTGACTCTCGTGGAAGTCGCTGGTCACGAGGGCGGGGTTGTAGAAGTAGAGGATCGGCTCGTCCACGACGGTCTCGCCTCGGTCGAACACGGCCGCGACGGCGTCCTTGACGCGCTGTGTGGGATCCGGCCGGCTCTTGGTGTAGCTGTAAAGGACGACGGCCTCAGAGGGGTCGACGCCGCGCTTCTCGGCTGCGTTGAGGATGCACTGAGCGACGAGCATCTGGCCCTCAAAGGACTCCCCGCCGGCTTCGGCCATGACCACGCGCTCGACGACGTCGCGCTCGGCGTCGGTCAGAGGGTAGCGCACGGCGGGCTC